TTAGGCGGTGGTTCTTATCTTTATTCATGAAATATGGTAAGGATGAACCTACGCATTTAACTAAGCAGGTTGAGGTTGAGTGGACCGCTGGGCATGCTTGGGGTTACTTTCATCCAGATAATCCACATCAGTGGTGGTCTAAAGATCGCTCTAATTGTATTATAGGGGATACTATATATTATGAGTATCATCCTAAAGTATTTGAAGAGGGTGGGGAATCCGTTGGGAGCTTATGGGAGATGGGGGTACGTCGATCTGTAACTAAGTTTACTAGGGGTTTCTTTAAATTTAATGTAAGTCGTTTAGAAACTATAGATGGTACAGGTGATGCTATATGGCTCACTGGGGCTATCAATTGGCCACCTGAGATAGATATCGTTGAGTGGTACGGGGCTAAGGCTGAATCTAATTTCCACATATCTAAACCTAAGCATAGTGTTGGGGCTAAACGTCACAAGGCTGCTGGGGTATATAGTTGTTGGTGGGAGAAGGACTTTATTAAGTTATACTACGATGGTTTCTTAGTTAGAGTATATAAGAAGATGAAGTATTATAATGAGCCTATGGAGGTGATAATAAATACATCGTGTCCTGCAGAAAAGCAAGTATCGCATCGTATAGCAGTGGTTCCAAAAATATATCTATAATATAATGTAACCTTTTTACAAAGTTTACGTATGTGTTAGTATAATTGTAATTTAATTAAAATAAAAATGAGTAATAAAACAAATAGGAATCCGCTAGCGAAAGTTACCACAGACAAGAAGAAGGTCACTGCTAAACCAGTTTATAAACTTGGTGTAGTTGGTTGGTTCCTTTCAAAAGTGTGTATTAATTTCACACGCTGGTTAGCCGACAAAGTATTTGGCGCATTTGCGAACTGGGTCGAGTCTAAGTTAAAGAAGTAAGAATAATAAAACCATTGTAAAATGAGTAAGAAAACAAAAGAAGAACCATTGGCTGAAAGGAATACAACTCCAAATGAAGTTAAGGCTAGTGAGAACGATCAAACGGAAGAGCAAGTAGAGAAAGTAGTTGAATTTGAGTACGGAGATTTAACTATAGAGTGCGGTATATGTGGGCATAAAGAGATTATAGACACCAACGTTAAGGGTGGTATAACTCTGGTTCTCCCAACTACAGACACTCACAAACTACAGTTAGTATGCGATAAGTGTAAGAAGTCTAATATGACTATCTCTTTTCAAGACGCAGCTAATCCTCCTATTGAAGATGCAGTCGAAGTCGGTACCGTAGATGAGAAGCCGAGCGGCGAAGAAATTAAACCTGAAGATGTAGAACTGAAAGTTGTAAAAGACGAAAGTGATGATTCTAAGGAAGAAAGTAAATAAAGACAACGTCTTTATTAATTATATAAATATATTAAATGGGGTACTTCGTCTCTCGAAAAGAGAGATAGAAGTATTCTCTTTAATGCTTACTTTCGAATCGATAGATTTCGATTTGTCTTCCGTTAGGAAGACTATAGTTAATACTTTAGGTATTAGCGAAGCAAACCTAAGTAGGTATTTGGGTACTTTAAAAAAGACCAAGCTATTAGTTAAAGAAGGTAAAGAGTGGGTTATCAATAATACTATTAAACCTGATTTTATTTATGTAGATGAGAAAGGGGAAGATTTAGAAAATCCTATAGTTGAAATTACCTTTAGTTTAGAAGTATTAGAGGAAGATGAGAAAGAGGATAAGTCTGTAGACGATTATAATAAGGTTGAGGATGAAGGAGCAGGACAAGATAATTAAGAGGTTAGCTGAAAAGTACAAGAAAGACCAACGGGTTATCAAAGAGATTATATACTCTCCTTTGAAATTTGCAAAAAGAATTATAACAGATCCATCAGAGAACAGGCCTATTAGGATCAGATATTTTGGGGCATTTATAGAGAAGGTTACTAAGACTAAGCAAATTCTATTTGAGAAGAAGGTTGTAATACTCCTTGCTAATATAGATGAGGTTACTTTAATAATGGGGACTACATTAGGTTTTATAATAACTAGTTCATTTGGTGCTGCTAAGATAATACAACAAGCTTCTGATGATAAAGATCATGAGAAGATCAATATGATATTTGATGCATGGAAATTAATAAGTAAAGATGAATAAGTTATTTGACATAGTAAATGGGGTAGTTATATTAAACCCAACTGCTTTGTGGGTACCTGAGTTTAAGAAATTATATCATAGGGATACAGATGTTAATAAGGCTACAGCCTATGCAGAGATATCTTATATAGTAATGACCTTAGACTTTAACTCTCCTTACATGGCCTATTCAGAGAAGGATAGGGAGAAGAGAGTTATTAAAGATTACTTTTCAGATAACCTAAGTTGGAAACCTGACAAAGAGGTCAAAGCTGCTATTAAAAAGTTTAACGCTTTACAAGACAGTGTAGCTTTGCGTGCTTTAAGAGCTGCTAAATTAGCTCTAGATAAGGCTACGGAATATTTTGATACTGCTGATTCTAGCAGAGCATTAGAGATATTACGTACGGCAAAAGAATTGGGTCCTATGGTCAAGTCAATTGACATGTTGACGACCCAAGTACAGAAAGAACAATTAGAGAGTTCATCTATTAGGGGTGGACAAGGTATTGGATTATTTGAATTATAAAACAAATTGGAGTTAGGACTAAAGATAACAAAGAATAGCAAAAAGTTTCGAGGACCTGCACTTCATTTTCAAAAACATAACGTTTATACTTTTGCTCCACCAGGGACGTCAGAGTATATAACATATTGGACCCTAGAGGCAAAACGCTGCCTTGAGGGTTTTGTTGCTGAAGATGGTGACAGGATTCCAGGATTTTTTTATTTCTATTTAAACTACTTCCCCATTAATTTGGTGAAGGAGATTGATATGGAAGATGGTTCAACTAGGGTTGATAAAAGACGTGACTTTCCATTCTTTTATGACTATGATAGGTTCTTCTTTGAGGCAGCTGAAGAGTGTGATAATAAAGGTAAGCATATGGTAGTGCTTAAAGCTAGGCGTAAAGGTTATAGTTTTAAGATAGCATCTATGCTTGCACGTAATTATTATTTTATACGAGAGGTTAGTAACTTTGCACTAGCAGCAGAGGCTGAGTTTTTAACTAGGGATGGTGTGTTAACAAAGACTTGGGATGGTATGGACTTTGTAGATGAGCATACAGCTTGGTATAAAAAACGTCAAAAGTCTGATACTCGTATGCACAAACGAGCTTCTTTTATTGTTAAAGATGATTCAGGGGTGCCTGTAGAGAAGGGTTATAAATCAGAGGTGATGGGGGTGACCCTTAAAAATGACCCACAGAAAGCTAGGGGTAAATCAGGTAAATTGATTATATTTGAGGAAGCTGGTAAGTTTCCAAACCTATTACAAGCTTGGCAGATTGCTAGACCTTCTGTAGAACAAGGTTCTCACGTTATCGGTACTATGATTGCCTTTGGTACAGGTGGTACTATAGATGCTGACTACGAAGGGTTAAAAGAATTGTTTACTAATCCTGGTGCTTATAATTGTATGGTATTTAAAAACATATGGGATGACCATTTGTTAAATACTAAATGTGGTTTCTTTATACCACAGTACGCCAATTTAGAAGGGACTGATGAGGATGGTAATCCTTTTATGGATGAAGATGGTAATACAATAGTAAGTACATCAAAGAAATTTATACTAAAAGAGCGTCAAAAGATTATAGATAATGCGTCTGATAGGCGTGCTATTGATAGACATATAGCTGAGCAACCAATCACACCTGCTGAAGCTACTCTTAATATTAGTACTAATATATTCCCAAAAGCTGAATTGCAAAGTCATTTATCCTTTATAAGGACTAATGAAAAGATGAAAGACTTCAAACAGGTTGGGGATTTAATATCAAATGCGGAAGGTAAGATAGTATGGAATATAAACTCTAGGAATGTAGATCTTAGAACATATAGATTACAACCTGGAGATGATAGAAAAGGGTCTGTTGTTATATGGGAACATCCACCTGAAGAGACTATTTACGGTTTATATGTTATGGGGGTTGACCCTTATGATCATGACCAATCGGGTACTGATTCTTTAGGGTCTGCTATAGTTTATAAGCGAATCCAAAAGTTCGAATCTTACTATGATTTACCAGTTGCAGAATATACTGGTAGACCAGAAACAGCAGAAGCCTTTTATGAAAAGGTGCTGACATTAGCAAAATACTATAATGCTAATATCCTTTATGAGAATGAAAAGAAAGGATTATTTACTTACTTTTCTCATAAACATTGTGAACATATGCTAGCGGACCAACCCGATATCATCAAAGATATCATTCAAGATAGTCGGGTTAAACGTGGTAAAGGTATTCACATGAACGTATCAATCAAAGACTGGGGGGAAGGTCTTATCAAAGATTGGTTAAATGAAGAGTATTCCCCAGGCAAAAAGAATTTAACTAGACTTTTTTCAGAGGCTTTAATAGAAGAATTAATATCGTATAATCCAGATGGTAACTTTGACCGTGTCATAGCATTCATGATGGTTATGATTTATATACAAGAGCTTCATCACGTACGTGTGAAAAAAACTCGTGAGACCCAAAAATTAGAATTATTCAAAGGTGGTATATTTAGGGGTGACAGCGATAACAAAATGATTATTTAACTATGAATTTAAGAGACAGAACTTTTCCTAAACAAAAATTGGCTTTAGTAAAGAAGACTAAAGAATGGAGAGAAACTTCTATGGATGCTGTTATAGCCAGAGAAGGTTCTGGTGTAGTAGGACATTACAATCGTAGAGAAACTATAGCTACAGCATATGGTCTGTACAATAGTGAATACGATGAAAACGATTTAAAATATGTTACTAATCCCTATAAAGTAGAGGATGGTTTCCCAGCTAAGACACAAGAGTTTAATATCATTAGACCTAAGGTAGATCTATTGATAGGGGAAGAAAGTAAACGACCAGAGAATATAAAGGTTATTCAAACTAATGACGAAGTTGTAACTCAATTACAAGAAGAGAAGAAGAACTTACTCTTACAATATGTAATGCAGGGTATAGGGATGACTCAAGACGAAGAGGGTAATCAGATACAACCTGAGGAGATAGATAAGTATCTTAAGTATACTTACAAAAGTATTGCTGAGGAAGCAGCTTATCATACTCTGAACTACTTGAAAGAGAAGTTGAACTTATCAAATGAGTTCCTTAAGGGTTGGAAGGATGGACTTATAGCTGGTGAGGAGTTATATTATGTTGGTATAATCAATGGAGAACCAACATTAGAAAGGGTGAATCCATTGTATTGTGATTACGATAAAGATCCAGATTTGGAGTTTGTTGAAGATGGCGATTGGTTTGTACGTAGAATGGAGATGAGTCCAGCTACTATATATGATCGCTTTTTTGATATAATGGATGAAAAGGATTTAGACAAACTATTAGACTATAGTGAAGAAGGGCATACTACTAGTAACAAAGCTAGTGAAGTGAATACTAGGACTGTTATGTATAAAGAGAATATAACAGATAGGTTATTTAGAGCGGATGATAATAGTTCTTTAGATTTAATTACTGTATATCATGCTGTATGGCGTTCTTATAAAAAGGTAGGTTTCCTTATTATTACTGATGAGAATGGAGAAGAAACTACTGAAATGGTTGATGAAAGGTATAAAGCACAACCAGATGATAAGATTAAATGGGAATGGTTACCAGAAGTATGGGAAGGTTATAGGATAGGTGAAGATATATATATTGGTATTGATCCAGTAGATTATCAACATGTTTCTATAGATACCCCCTCTTCAAGGAAGCTTCCATATTGTGGAGTAGTGTACAGTAACGCTAATTCTAAATCTAAGTCATTAGTTAGTATAATGAAACCTCTACAATATATGTATATAATACTATGGTATAGGTTAGAGTTGGCATTAGCTAGGGATAAAGGTAAAGTTATCAACATGGATATAACTCAAATTCCGAAAGGTTTGGGCATATCTGTAGAACAATGGATGCATTATTTGGGTTCACTTGGTGTGAATTTCTTTAATCCTTATGATGAGGGTTGGGATATACCAGGTAGAGAAGGTGGTAAACCTTCACAATTTAATCAAATGTCAGAAATGGATCTTAGTATGTCTAGGACTATTGTTGACTATATCTCCTTAATGACTAAGGTTGAAGACATGATTGGTGAGATATCAGGTGTGTCTAAGGCTAGACAAGGTCAAATCCATCAGAGTTCATTAGTTGGTAACATAGAACGTGAGGTTATACAATCCTCTCATATCACAGAACCATTGTTTTGGAATCACAATCAAGCTAAGAAGAATGCTTATAGTATGTTGTTAGATACTGCTAAACACGCGTGGTCTGCTCCTGGTAGGGATAATAAGAAGATCCAGTATATATTAAATGATACTGCTAGGATATTTATGGAGATAACAGATGATATGTTATACTCTGATTTAGATATATTCTTGACTGATTCTACTAAAGAGACTAGGGATATTGAGGCTATTAAAACATTATTACAACCTGCTATGCAGAATGGAGCTACATTACTTGAAGCTGCTGATATCATTACTAGTGATAATATGACTAGATTGAAGCGTAAGTTAGAGGATGTAGAGCAGAGACGTCAAGAAATGATGGCTCAACAGTCAGAGACGGAGCAGCAACAAATTCAAATGGAGATGCAATTGAAGCAACAGGAAATGCAAATGAAAGAAGATGATTCTGTGCGTAAGTCTAATACAGCAATTGAAGTAGCTTTGATTAATGCTGAATCTAAGGAAGGTGATGGTGAGATAGAGGATAATGGTTTAGACCAAGAGAAATTGAATGCCCAGATAGAGAAACAAAAGGATGACACAAAGGTTAGGACTGATACATTATCAGAGGCTGTTAGGAAGAATAAGAAGGGTGAAGCTCAACGTCAGCAAGAGATTGAAATAAAACGTAAACAAGCAAACAAACCAAATGCCGCCCCTAAAAAATAAAAGTAGAATACAAATACTGAAAACTATCATTGGGAG